TGATAAGTTCCGTGACAAGAACAGGAAACGTGTCTGAAATGTTTCTCCTACGCCAATGTGTTTCGGAGAGATAAGGAACAGTAATGGATACGTTAGTATCTCCTTTAATATCAACAATCTTCGAGACAATGTCGCCAGAGGTGGTAACATCGGAAGTCCAGTTGACGTAATTGAGAGATATACGAACACGGCAAGAAGTGAAAGCAGTTGTGAAAAACTGAAAATAGTAGCGGAATGAACCACGCCACCATTGATGACATTCAGCAGCGACAAAAAGGAAATCAGGCATACCTTCGGGGTTATCGACAGCTTCAGGAATGCAGTGAATCGAAAACTGAGTTTGTGCAAGGTCAAGTATATAAAACTTATGCAGCATAGGAACGCATGCAAGTTGAGTAAACGACATAGCAGATGACTCGCCACCCATAAGTTCATGAACGAAAGGAATAGCAGGAGTAGGATACAAAGATAGAGTTTGGGAATTGTCCAAGCCAGACGCTTGAGACATATCACGAGTAAGGTCCATGGAAACAGGAGTAATAGTAGGCACTCCAGTAGGTTTATCCATAATACCAAAAATAACCTTAAATACGTCGATGATTGGATCAATGAATCCTCCGATGATAGGAATACAACGGAGAATAGGACGGATGAAATATCCCAAAGACGGAACAGTTGTGGTACCAGTTCGAGTCTTATTCTGGGCTTCTTTGTTAACAGGATCGTGCATGGAACCATCAGCAGAAATAATCTTAGATTGGGGTTCAACAACATCACGAGGTTTGGTTCGCATTCGCAACGTGGAACCAGGTACATAACCAGCAACTTCAGGTTCAACAAATGAGGCATAAACCTGAATATGAACGTCAGGAGAGACGTCAGCTGATGTAGTAATAAGTGGGGCAAGCGACACAAGAGATACAGTAGCAATCTCTGCAGTGTCAAATGAATCCAACCGAATCCAAGTTTTAGGACTAAGATACGGTATGGTAAAGGTGCAAGCTTGCTGAGTGGATGCGGATAATGTAATCGGACGCAATCCAGATGCGGTGTAAAGGGAGGGTGACAAATCGGAAGTACATGGCTTCCAACATACGATAATAGCTCCCATATGATACGGAGTAGAATTCATCCGAATTTCAATTTTAACACCAGCACGAAAGTACAAGAAAGATGAAAGAGCATCTTGAATCGAGTTTTCGGCGAACAAAACTTCAGGGAAAACGACATTAAATGTCACTAATGGACCTGTCCAGAGTAACTCTGCAACTAAATAGTTTCGTTTTAAAATATGAGACGGGACTTGTCTCGGAAAGGGGTTGTCAATCTTCGCATGCATTTGCGTATATGACAAAACGGGCATGACGGTAATTTCTTCTTCAGCGTCATTAAAATGGGTAAGTTCGATCTGTTGTTCAGGACCGACTTCCTTGGTCTCTAAGAGAGTTTTCTTTTCTTCTTTAGTAGATGATTGTGCAGACCAGTTTTCTAGAAATTCCAACAAAGGCCTAAATGTTGGTACTAGGATTTGTTAAGTTTACTTAGCAACAGCAATATCAATCGACGTAACAGCACGTCAAGTGACAAGATCACATTGCTTCAGGATATCAGGTTTTTGATCACGTGATATTTCTGCAATTCCAGTTTAAAGTCATGGGGGACGGAACAGTCTAACAAAGAAATGCATTCTGCAGGTAAGCAGCCATCAAATCTTCATAAGATTGAGTGTAGACTTTTGACGAGTCTAGTATCTGTATCACTTTATTGAGTCGGGCACGTTCAAATTCAAACGTAACCTTACCATAGTGGAAAAACTCAGAAATTGCAGTACGCAAATTTTCAATAGTT